TCTTCTCGTTTAAGGCGCATCATCTCGTCGGGGGATGAGAGGGTGTTCTTTTCTACCGCTGTCTGGAGCGAGATGATACCCGCACCCTTTGCTGCCTCGACCATGATATTGTGAGCCTCCTCGCTGCGAGGTTTCCATACCTGCAGCTGGCTTTGTATGCGAAGGGAAGAAAAGTCCGTGATAGCCGCCTCGTAGCCCTCCTCCCCCGTGTTCACAAGCTCCTTGGCGAAGCCCTCGACAAAAAGGCGCATCATCTTGCTTGCCACGTTTTGCCACTCGCCCACACCGCTCATCGCCGTATTCATGTCAAGTTCCTGTGTAAGCTCGACGGCAAGACCTGAGATGTCGGAACTGATATTAATATCTTCGGGCAGGATGAAGGTGGTACCCGTAGCTATCTCTATCTGCTGCTTCATGGCTTTGAGCGTATCAATGCTGTGCTGCGGGTCGGGAGAGTCAAGAATCTTCGCGTCGCTTTCGGGGTTGCCTGAATTATCGACGAGCACCACGTTGCCGGCGATTTTCTTTGCGTTGTCCTGAATCTGTCCCTTGATGTAGATGATTCCCCATCCGTGACGTTTCTGAATGACGATGAAGGTGTTCCACATCGCCTCGAAGGAGGTAATGAACGTCTGACCCTCGTTCCATGCCACATCGCCTCTCTTTGTGATAAGAGGGTTTTCGGAGAAGCCGTGATATACAGCCTCGTGGCGGTTCCAGTTGGCGGTGACTTTTCCGTCCGCTCCGACTGCTACATCATTGGTAAAGCGCGTCATTTTCTCGTCGTCGTAGCAGTCGATGTACTCAATCTCGTCCACCTCGTAGTAAAGGCACTCCAAGACGTGCTTGCCGTTCTGATTCTTGTGCGTAATGATTGTATATCCGTCGTCAAAGCAGATGTTGCGTGCGCCCACCCTTCCGTTCTCCATGAAGAAGAGAAGAGCTGCGTCGCCGTATGATTTCTGCTGACGCACGAAGGTTGTTTTCAGCGCCTCCATATTCTTCTGCTCCCAGCCCTGCTTTATGCGGATGAAGTCTTTTGACTGCTTCTCCGTGGGGTCGGTATTAAGAAGTGTATGCTGCATGTGGTTGGTGCAGAGGTGACGTACCTGCTTGTTGCAGATGATTTTCTGAAACGGTATTGCCACACGGTACTGCTTCAGCTCCATATATCCGCCCTTCTGTGTCTTGACCGTAATGGCGGGTACGTTGTCGTCAAAGAGCACGTCGTGAGAATAGGGGTCAAGCTCCGCGCAGAATGTCTCCTGCGTTACGGGAACCTTCTTTATTCCGGGCAGCGTTGCCCTTACGGTATCGGTAAGATAGACCTCCGTCTTTACGGGCTTGCGTCCTCTTGTCGTCTCTACCACTCCTCGATGGAATGGTTTCTTCCTAAGCAGGTTATCGGGGTCTGACAAAAGCACCCCGATATAATCTCTTTCTTCCTGTGTCATATTATTCGTATTTTAAGTCATTTACTCTGTTAAGCCAGCCCGAAAGGAACTCTTTCTGGCTTTTGTCGGCGGCAACTATCTCGTAGTAGCGGGCGATACGCTTTTGCTTTATCTCGTCAAAGAGCGTCTTTGGGTCACGGGAGTTGATGGCGGCAATCGTTACCTTGCCGAACAGTCCGTCTGCCTTGACACCCAAGACCTGCTGTACTCTCTTTGCCACGCTACCCGTGCCGCTGTTCCACGCCCAATCAACTATCATGTTGGCTACGCTCTGTGACTGAATATCATCTGCCTTGAAGGGATTCCAATATCCCGTCTTTAGGATGTAAAGCCATTCCTTATCGGAGATGTTCTTCAAGTCATTCTCCGTCTTTGAGGCTCCGAAGTAACTTCGGTAGGTCTTGAGGGTTACGCCCTTGTTGGTGGCTCCGCCCTTATCATTCTTTTTCTTTGAGAACCCACCCTCCCATTTCAGGATGATGGGTACGATTTTACTGATGTCTGCCATAATGGTTAGTCGGTTTCTTTAAGGTTGAATTTCTTCATCGCATATTCCTTGTTTATCTGATAGCACTCACGATGAGTATGCGGGCAGATGAGGTCGTACTGCGGCGGCAGAAAATATACCTGCTGCTTCGCCTCCTCCGTTACGTCGAACTTGTCCGCCAGCTTGACGCGGGCTTCAAGGTCAAGTTTAACGTAGTCCTTGGCAGAGATTTCCTTCGCGTCATACATCTCTTTCAGTTCACCCAGACGTTTGATGATTGCGTCCTTATTCTCCTCTGCCGTAATGTCGCTAAGTTCCGTGCCTGCGCCGGCAGTCTCTTTCTGCTTGCTGCGGAGGGCTTTCAGAATCTGTGCATCGGAACTTTTCTCCACCTCCTTTGGTGCAAGGTGCTTCTTTACGTAGCGTATCAGATACTTTACGTGGTCTAACCCCTCGTAAAGAGGAATCGTCTTATCGTCCTTCGGGGTGCCGAACACCACCGTATAAGCCATAAGCTCATTCTCAAGAACCGTTTTCAGCACGGCGTATGAAACGTCGCGAATCGCTACGTCGTAGCCTCTCTCTTTCGCGTCGCCTATTATTTTTTCTATAAATTGTTTTTCCATATCTATTAACACCAAAAACTATCCTCGTATATGTTATTAACTCTCTCTGTAGGCAGTTCTCTTCCGCCCGACTTCTGAATGCCGTATTCTATCTCCTGCCCGTACTCGCACTGCAGGACGGGAAGGTATCTCATGGCACAGGCATCAAGAATATCCATTGAGCGGGACTTGCCGAGCTTGGCGTTCATCTCCTTCTTTGAATAGAGACGCTTCTTGCCCGTCGGGGTCTCGTTGAACTGAACAACGCCGCACTCCTCGACAAACTCGTCAAGGAACGTAATATCCTCCTTTATATTCGGGTGGACGTATCTTTTATTTGCCACTTCGGGGCTGATATAGATTCTTCCGTCATTAATGGCAAGTACAAGACGCATGAATACCTCATCCTTCAACAACTGAAAGTCGCGACGATACTTGCCGCGGGGAGCGTAGCCCGATATATAGCACAGCGCATTGGGTATGTAATCAAGCATATACGGAGCGCGGTTGCCATCATATATAATATGATTGTCGGGAATGTTATGTCTTGCCGCCACACGCTGGATAAAGTCGGCGTTTTGTCGCGGCGTAGACTTTCCCAAGAACTCCGCTCCGATAATGGAGAATCCGTTCCATACAAGGCAGACGAGACGGTCTGTGCCGATGTCCGCCAAATCCACCGTTATCCATTTCACGCCATTTCCCTGCTCGTCGTTAAGGGAAACCCTGCGGGCGGCGGCAGGCTCGATTGGCATATCCAAGTCCTCGTCAAGGTCTACGTTCCAGCACTGCATCATGTTTGCCATGCGCTGCTTCTCACCCATAGCGGCGACAGAGCCTAAGTAGCCCGAATCATTGCCGATGAGCGCCTTGTTCTCTGAAAGCATACCCGTATAAAATGTGGTGCTCTTTATAAGGTCTTTATATGTATATTCGTCACCTTGTCCCTTTAGGATTGCGTCAATCTGCTTTTTGCATTTCTTGTAGACCTCTTCTTTGGTATCGCCGAAAATAACGTCATCTATCGTTTCTCCACTCACGAAGAAGTACCTTACTATACCTACTCTTTCAGGGATAGGGTAGCCTTGTGAATCCAAATACCAATCAACCCATTTCCTAAGCCAATGATTGCGCTTCGGGTTACACGTCAGTCGCATCTTGCCCGTCCACTTTGCCTGTGAACGAATACGGGACATTAGAAGTCTTATCGTAGACCACTCAAAACCAGTAGCTTCATCGATATAGGCAACGCTGACCTGCCACCCTCGAATACGTTCCAGCACTTTCTCTTCCGTTTGGTCTGCCATGTGCGTAAAATCCACGGTTGCACCACTTGGAAAAGTCATACGTGGGGAATCGGAAATTTTGAAAGTAGCGAATCCGCCATACAGTGCAACTGCCGTATCAAGTCCTCCTCCACTCGCCTTCGTATCGGAAATATTCTTACGAAGGAATACCATACGAAAATTAGGGTCGTCGGAGTGCGCCGCGGCAAGCAGAAGAGCGGCAAATGTCTTGCCGCATCCCATGCTTGAACCCGCCACGAGAAAGTCTACGTCGCTGGCGACGAACTTCTCCTGAAAGCCCGGATTACATTTCCATATCTTAGTTTTTTCTTCTGCTTCGCTCATTCGGGTAGTATTTTAAATCGTTTGAGAGCCATGTATGCTCTCTCTGATATACAATCTTTATATTTGTCCGCAAGGGCACGAATCTTCGGCTCCCGCACTTTTCTGTACGCTTCAAAGGCTTCCTCTATCGTGTTGAATGTTCCGATATGCGTCTTTCTTCCGATTGCGGCTGATGCGGCGATATACTTGTCTCCTCCCGTGCGGGCTTTCTGAACACCAACGGGCAGGCCGTTCATGCCTTTCAGCTTATTAATGGAGGCATTGATTTCTGCGGGCAGAAAGCAGACTGTTTCGGGAGAATATATCTTCTTCTTCAGTCCTAAGTCATAACAGAGCAAATCCTTATCAAGCTGATAGTCATCTCTTCCGCCGGGGTAATTCTCATCAAACCATTCCTTGAACTTTGAGAAGTATTTCCAGTCCTCGCATAACTCCACATCCTTATAATTTGGCTCCCTTCTTAGGGATTCCTCATTATAGAGCCTTTTAAGCAGGTGATGCCAATAGTTGTATGAGATGATGTGCTCTCCGTTTATCTTTACGGGGTATGGATAGTCATTGATTCCAACACCGAAAATCGGAGCCTTGCTGTTCTCTCTTGCACATTCCATGCAGCCGCAACCGCTAAGATGGCGTGCCGGTACTTGCTGGAAGTCGCCATGAACGGGGCAGGTAATGGTGACGGGTGTCACGCTGTTTACATACCTTACCTTGTCATAGTTATATTTATCGCCGTGCATTCCACGTGCCTTTTTAATAAACTCTTCGGTTGTCAGAAGGAGATTGCCGTTGCAGTATTTGCAGCCTCGTCCCGCCAAGTGGTCGCCGGCAAGCTGTTCAAAGTAATGTCCGTTAGGACACCATATCTTTACTTTTTTGTTTCCGGCTTTATATTGTACCTTATCATAACCATAATATCCGCCATGCACTTTCGTAGCACGTTCTATCCACTCGTTCTGTGTCATGCTTAGCGCCGCCGCTGTTGTGTCATATCCGCAGTACTTGCAGCCGAATCCTTTTATAAAGGCCGCCGCATCCTTTGTTATATATCCGTGCTTGGGACATCGCACCGTAACCGGATTGCTATATCCTTTATATACTGTTTCGGAGAAGTCAAGTCTGTCGCCGAAGTTCTCTGAAACTCTTTTCCTAAATTCTTCCTCTGTGATTCTTGCCGGCATATTTCAAAATTTAAAAGTTACAGGCATATTAAAGAAAAACAAGGGAAGCAGTAAATATGCCAAAGAAACCTGCTTGTCGGAAGGAGTCGCGATTTCCTCCTATCCCTTTGAGGACAAAGGTACCCAAAGGGAGGATTTGGCTTAATTCTATTTTACCCTATTGATGTCACCCGTGACAATGTTTGACAATAATAA